GGTAAAAAAGGGAAGCTAACGAGCCTCCCTTTTTTCTTTTGTGTTTGTCACTGACTAACCTAGAATGGACAATCGGATGTATTCTGCAATCGTTGTCTTTGATTGCTTCGCTGCCTTTGTGATTGCTTTAAATTCTTTTTCGGTCACTCGCGCACTGATGCGCATGTCTTTTGTCTGTGGTTGTGCTTTCATTATTTTGATTTTATACGGCTAATGTAGCCACAATTCCCCATGCAACAAAACGGCGGTTTTGCTACAATACCAAAATTACCAAAATGTCAGATATCAAAAATCAAATCAAAGCTGTATTTGCAAAATACAACATTGAACCATCTGCACTCGGTATCAAGTTTGAAGATGAATCAGCTGACGCAGCCGAAGCGACTGCAACGGAGGTAAAGTTTGCCGTAGAAGGCACACTTGCTGACGGCACCAAAATCTACTCAACTGCGGATGAGTGGACAGTAGGCGTTGACATCTACACGCAAGATGCCGAAGGCAATCCTGTACCAGTTCCTATGGGCGAATACATTCTTGAGGATGGCGTAACAAAAGTATACGTAGCTACGGACGGTATCATTTCTGAAATCGAACGCGAAGAACAGTCAACTGAAATGAGCAGCGAGGATCTCGTTGCCGTAATCGGTCAATTGTCTGAGCGCATCGCAGCACTTGAAGTTGAAAAGACTGAGCTTGCTGCCGCTGTTGAATCTGCTAAGAAAGACACGGACGCTGTAAAGGCTGAGCTTGCCTCAGTTAAAAAAGCCCCTGCCGTTCCTAGCGTTAAGTCTCAAGAATTTAAAAAGAATGCGGCTCCTGTTGTAGCATCGAATGGTAATTCATTCGCTGACTTCATGGAGAATATCCGTAACAAACAAAGCAAATAATTCACCTCATAATTCTATTTAAAAATGCCAACAACAACTTCACTCACCACCACCTATGCAGGTGAATTAGCTGGTGAAATCGTAGCAAAGGCACTCTTGTCAAACGTATCAACTCAGTACGTGACAATGAAGCCTAACGTACCTTACAAATCAGTAGTACGTAAAATTGATGACACTGTAACTTTTGCCGCTGGCACTTGTGACTTTACCCCAACAGGTACTATCACTTTGACTGAGCGCATCCTGACTTTGGAAGAGTTTCAAGTTCAACGTCAAATCTGTAAAAAAGATTTCTTCATTGACTGGACTACTGCTGATGTAATGTCAGGACGTGTAAACACACAAATCCAAGACGCTATTATCGGTCGTTTGGTAGGTGGTATCGCTGCTGCCAACGAAACAATCATGTGGTCAGGTGTTAACGCTACTGCTGGTCAGTACGACGGATTTGAGACATTGATTAAGGCGGGTGGTTCAGGTGCTGTATCTGCTGGTTCAGGTGCACTGAATGACACTAACATCATCGCTACCATTTGGGACGTAATCAACACGGCTCCTGCTGCTGTTAAAGGTGCTGCTGAGAAACCAGCTATCTACATGGGACAGGCTGCATGGGAATCTTACATGCAAGCGCAAATCGCTGCGGGTAACGGTTGGTACTTGACAGGTGGCCCTGAGGTTAGCCGTCGCTTCGTAGGTATGTACGAAATCTATGTATGTCCGGGTATGACTGCAAACAATATCATCTTCAGTCAGCCTAGCAACTTGATGCTTGGTACATGGCAGGAAAACCAAATGAACGAAGTGTTCATCTTGGACATGCAGAACTTGGATGGATCGCAGAACGTGCGTTACGGTGCACGTTTCTACCTCGGTGCGCAGATTGCAGTTGCTGAGGACATCACCTACTGGGGAGCATAATTAAACTAATCAAGGGGGTGTAACAGCCCCCTTTTAAAACTATAATAAAATGGCTTGTGAATTAACAACAGGTTTTACACTCGGATGCCTTGAAGGTATCGGAGGTGTCAAAGAAGTATTGATTGCTAACTTTACTGACCCTGTATCGGGTAACGACTTCATGTCTGGAGTTACTTACGATGCCGTGACAGGTCAAGTGGACGGATTGCCAACGGCTACAATCTACCGTTACGTGCCATTCCGTAACTCAGGAAACTACGTTGAAACTGTCAACAAAAATCTTGAGACGGGCACACTCTTTTTCTCACAGGAAGTGGCATGGACATTCGGTAAACTTGCGCAGGATATGCGCAACGAATTTTTGAACGTTGCTAAAGCAAAGATGATTGTATTTGTACGTACCAACGATGATCAAATCTTGTTGGTTGGATCAACAGAAGGCTCACAGCTTACTGCTGGAACTGTACAGTCAGGTGCGCAGAAAGCAGATTTGATGGGTTATCAGGTAACAACTACCGCTGAAAACCTCGAACCAGCTGTACACCTTGAGCCATTCACTACTGTGCCATTCGACAACTTCGCAGGAATTACAGTAAGCCCTGCTTACTAATCGTGCTTGCTGATTGTTTTTGTGTTTTTCATTGATTAAGAAGGGGGTGGTGTAATAGCTGCCCCCTTTCAATATAGACGATATGATATATCTACAAGTCAACAACAATAATCAATTCATATATCTATCATTGGATGAGGCGCGGCAGTACTATGCAACGCCATACACGCACTACTTGATGGTGCTTACTCACGAAGAAAATAGCACAACGGGTGAAGAACTTGCACAGGTTGCAACGATTGTGAATGAAAATGTGCGTATCACACAGCTATCAGTTACTACGGTTGGTCTTACATTAGCGGGCAGGTATCGCTACGAAGTGTACGGACAAAACTCAGCTGTAAATATCAACCCATCTAATGCCGCAGTAGTTGGCATTGTTGAACGTGGCTATGTAGTTTTGACTGACAACACCACTTGGTTTGATGTACCACCTGTAACTATACCAAATGACATCATCTATGAACCATAACGAATCAAATATTGTATCGCTAAAACTTAGCGAGTACGTAGCAAAGTCAGATGCTGAAAGAGTAGACCGCAAAGGATGGGTAAACTACGGCGCGGACAATGACTTCCCGCAATACCTGCGCGACCTATCGCACGAATCACCCGTGCATGGTAGTTTGGTTGTGGCAATCGGTGACATGATAGCCGGGAAGGGTATCAAATCAGAACAGTACCAAGCGGAACTTGATGCACTTGATGTTGATGCTTTGACGTATGCAGCAGCGCACGATTTAAAGTTGTTTGGTGGTTTCTTTATTGAAGTGATTTGGTCTAATGATCGCACGGTGATTAGCAAGCTAAACGCTATACCGTTTGAAGAGTGCCGCATTGCAGTGAATCAAGATGATGACAGCGAAATAGGAATCTTCCACAGCTATGACTGGTCAAACACTCGCAAAAAAAAGAACACGCCTGAGTTCATTCCAAAATATAACTACCTTACACGTAACGAGGAACCACGCCAAATCTATTGGTGCTTCACCTTTACAGGCAGTGACACTTACCCGCGCCCTGATTATTGGAGTGCGATTAACTACATCGAACTCGACAAGCAGATAAGCATCTTCCACATCAACCAAATCAGTAACGGTCTTTTCCCGTCAACTATTATTAACTTCTACAATGGTCAGGCAACACCTGAGCAGAAGCAGCAGATGATGATGGATTGGGAAAACAAGATGAGTGGTGCGCGTAATGCGGGCAAGGTTGTGATGTTCTTTAACGAGCGTGATCAACCAAAGACTGAAATCACTCCTTTCCCTGTCAACGATGCGGATAAGCAGTATCAACTCATGGATACTACCGCAACGCAAAAGATTATCACAGCGCACCGTGTAACTACGCCGTTGCTGTTTGGTATTCGTGAGACATCAGGATTCGGTAGCAACAAAGACGAAATGACTACGGGACTTGAGATATTTAACAAGCAAGTCATTCAACCATACCAGGCGAAAATCAATGACAGTATCACCGAGCTGTTGAGCAATCAAATGCCCGGTGTAACATTTGAGATTGTACCGAACACGCCACTTGTAGCAGAGCAGGCATCTGTTGTTACCGATGCGAATGCAACAGGCTCGACAACTGATGTCGCTGCTACGGCGTTGAACGGTGCGCAGATTAGTTCACTCATTGATATCGTGATGCAAAGTGCTGCGGGTGCTGTACCAGTGTCAAGTGCTAAGGCAATTGTTGGGGCAGCGTTCCCAACATTACCAGCGGCCACAGTTGACGCAATCTTTGCCGATGT